TCATAATTACCCTCGGTGGCGTTCATCAAACAATCTTCTTGCGTTACAGGTGTTGCAATTTCCTGATACCGCGCTGACCAATTATTCCGAGCCGATTGTTCTGCCCTTTCTCGGCTAAAGTACAGGTTAGTACGAATGTTGCCGCTACTGTTCTTCCAGGTGTTACGGTAGACTACATTACCGGCCTGAAATGTAATTGGTTTTTGACTCACTTCCGTTTCTCCGCTTTCAGGTGATCTTCGATGATATGGCAGTAAGCTTCACCACCAACCAAGTTTTGGAATTCCTTAGCCAACACAATGAGGGCAAGCGCAAGCGGCGTTATAACACCTGTTTGCTCTAGCTGCTCCGCTTTCAACAGAGCTTGTGCAATGTTCATCGACATGATTGAAACTCTCCAATCGAGCACTCATGGAATTCGGGAAGGCTGCCAGCGCTTCTTTCGGCGTTTCAGCCTCAACTTTGTGTTCGTAAGTGTCGAACGGGAATTTAACCCGCATACACTTTACAATCCAAACGTTCGTCATGATCCAAGAACCCCTTTCAACAGTTTTGCATTCTCGCGGGCAATCCGCTCTTCAGCCTTGCGCACAGCGATATCACGGATATGTTCACGTTCACGCTGATTTTGATGCACGGCGATGCCGAGAATACGCTTGCCAAGGTCTGACTTGGTGGTAACAGACTTGCTTTTGACAAACGCTAATTGCATGGCTGTGGGCATGATTTTCTCCGAAAACGAGTAACTAAAAATGGACGAAAAAGATCGTATTGTGGCTTTTAGCCGAGTGACGCAATTAAACCTGAAAATGACCCCCTAAAAATGGACAAAAAAGGGGGTGAAACCAAAAACAACTAAAACAAAACTACAGGGAAGTTAAAGCGAAGGATTAGATAAAACGAGTTTATCTATTATGAGATGACAGGACCAAACAATAGGTCTGTTGAGGAGAGAAGAGTAGACAGAAGGAAAAGAACTGTAATGCTCTTGATCGTTGCAAACATTTTCGCCACCTATTACATGCACTAGCTTTTTATTACTTGGCACGGCTAAAACCATGCCCCCGGTAATCCGCAAAGTACTAATATTAGTACTTGAATTACAACAAGCTTACAACTGTTTTTTATTAAGCGCCTACTACACCATGTGACGAAAAAAAAGCCACTCATAAAGAGCGGCTCTCATTTAGCACCAGGGTATGTTTTTGTAAGACACCCATTTGCCGCACGAAACCCCTAGGGGTTCCCCATTTAAACACTTTAAACGGACGGACCAAAACCCGTCCTTTTCAATCCAGATGGTATTACACCATACGGAAAGTATTCGTTTCAGGATCATAATATGTCCATTGGGTTGCAACGGGTTTCGCTGCAAACGAGTGCCGTTGTAAATACCATATGCTGTTAGCTGCATCTTCGCTATACATGCCGTTAACGGCTAATTCTTGCCGTAATACGTTCTCATGTATCGCATGATTTGCTTGCATATGCAGCACCATTACCGCACCAAAAAGAACGGAAAACATAAAATTTCTCCGCTATAAAAAGGGTTTATCCGGTCATTCTCTGCGGACTCGTCAGTATGCGCATAACGCATATATAGGGCGCTTGCGCACCCTATTTCGTCCTATTACTCGTGGTGAACTTCTTCCACTTGTTCCTGCGTTACTGCGTTGGCTTCAGCCTCTTGTATTGCGTCAATGTTCGCTTGATCAGCTATTTCTTCCGCGTGCGTATCGGCTTCGCTGTCATCCGTCAATTCCAAACCAAGACGGTTAGCAATTTCTTGCATGACGCGCGACATACGAGCCTTGTCATGCTTCGAGAACAGAAGATCAACGATAGCCGTTACTGCCGCTTGTTCGTTCTCTTCCCTTGCCTTTTCCACTTCTTTATTCGACAGCTTGAGAATCCGGGCAAGGTATTCTTCGTCTGTTTCGCCCGCGTTTTGCGGGTTATCACTCATAACTTGAGCGCGTACACCTGTAATCGCCTTTTGCGACTTGGCAATCGCCTTGCGCTCTTTTTCTTCTGGCGTAGCAAGCGGAGTGCCGAGCCATTTAATGTGCTTTGCATCAAGTGCACGTTTGGCAAGCACCTGCATTGCATTGTAGCCCGTCCGGTCATCATACCCGAGCGCTTCAAGTTCCTTTCGTGCGAACTTCAGAGCCCCCCATGAATTTTGAATGATCGTACGAACGTTCATTGCTTGCTGCGTCTTCGGACCACGATACGCGCGCTCTTTGCCCGTCTTTTCGTCAACTACCTTTTCCGGGCAACCGTTGACCTTGTCTACTTCTTTGGCCTTTTCGATCATCTTTTCGCACGCGCCGTTGATCTGGAATGCATCAACGTCTTTTTCAACCAATGCGCGAATTGAGTGCATACGCGTGATTTGTGTTTCGTCAGACTGCACGAAATTGTCATACAGCCATTGCCCAGTCACGAGCAATTGAGGCTTCGCCTCTTGTTTGCCGACAGGTTCCATTTTGCCAGACACTACCGCATTGGTTGCCGTATCCATCATATACCCCTTTGAATGTTCCAGGAAAAGAGACAGGTGTTTGTCTCTGAAACCCATTATACACACTCCAAACAGATTTTCAAGAACTTTTTTGAGTACTAACCCTTGTTACTTTGCTTACAACCCGAAAGGCAGGGTTAAACAAGGGTCGGAAAATATTGCATGAACTGTCATTTTATACGATCTACCAGGAAAAACTAATCTATTTTTTAATCGGTTTTTCATTCCGATAGTGTACCTATTCGATTGCGGAATTCCGACTACATAGTAAGTATAGCACAGTTTAATGGGGACATACCAACTGTTACATTTATTAAACACTTACTTAATTGTAAGGTAAATGAAAACCGCCCGAAGGCGGTCTGTAAGGTAAATAACTACCCTATTACTTATGGGATAAAACGCAGGTTCTTGTTATCAGGCTGAACACTTTCCGCTTGTCTGTATTCCGCTACAGTAGCGTTTTCGTCTCCTTCAAAATCAAGAGCGATTCCCAACGCCGTCATAAAAGCCCGTGCATCTACTGCCTTACGCTCACTTTCGCCCGTGCGTCCATCTGCAACGGTGTATTTCACGCGGGTAGTGGTGCTATCACCCAGAACTTCAAAGTGAATAATTGTGTCTTCAAGAACGATCGTACCGAGAATAGCCATAATATACTCCAGATGAATAAAAAGGATACTGCGCGCTTTCACTTCCAATGGTAGTCAGTAGTCCGCACCTCATTGGGTATTTCAAAACCGTTGTCGTTATGGTCAATAGAACCCAATGCAGACCATATTGCACCTAGTGCCAGAATCGCACCTAGTGACGCGAAGATAAAACAGACACCAATCAAAACAAGAACGTCTGGCATAGTTAAACCCCCGGTGAATGTGTACCTAAATCATAGGTGATAAATGGGGGCTTGCAATCAGGGAAAACACGTAGATGAGAGGATAAAGTACCCATGTTGTTACCTATTCGCAATGAGGGCTAAGTGATTGAAAATAAGAATGATTGCTATTATGGCTTAGAACCAGGGTAAATCTAAGTGAGAATAACTCTCATTCACACCAATATTTAAAATGAACCATGTATTTCTTGATGGGGGCAGGGGGGAAAAGCGACGCGATCAAAAAGCTCGAAACCCTCTAAACTACGTTTCTAGTACTTTTCTAAAGGGAGGGGGGATAGTTGATATGATATGAGTAGAGTAACTAGGATTGTTACCTTGAGGGGGAGCTCGGTATGATGAAGCCATACCTCGCAGAGCAAAGCTCAGCAGTAGTCTCTACATTTATTTTACTTTTTAGGGAACTTATAAAAGACATGGAACAGAAAGAAGAAACAGAAGAAGCTTCTTTTTTTAAGAAAACCTCTTCTGTAAAGAAGAAAGAACTATATATCTTATGCTATCTTAATGAGTTTGTCAAGTGTTTTCTATCATGTTGTAAAAAAGATACGAACAAAGTGAGATAGGACTTGACAAAGTGTTTAAGAGTGTATAAGATAGTAGATCTGTTGTAAAAGTTGTTGACAATCTTTACTACATGTGGTAGTGGGTTTACCACCTCATGAAGGAGGTGATCCAATATCTCACGGAGTACCTGGCCGCCGTGTAAAATCCGGGCTGGGACCGAACATAGGAAACATAAATGCTTACCGATAATCCACGGATGAAGTACAAGCCAACGGGTAGGCGGCGAGCAGTCACTAAGAGCAAGGGGCACTGGTCAGACAGTCAAAAAATTGAAGCAGTACAGACTTATCTGATCCTTGGTTCTCTTAAGTTGACTGCTGGTGCTCTCTCTATCCCATTTGATACTCTCAAGGTCTGGAAAGCCAGTGAATGGTGGAAGACTCTCATTGAAGAGCTTCGTCTCCAAGAAGATCTGCAACTCAGTAACCGACTCAAAAAGATCATTACCAAGTCATACGATGTACTTGAAGATCGACTTGAGAATGGTGATTTCGTATTTGACCAGAAAACGGGTGAAATGCGTCGTAAACCGGTTGCAATGCGAGATGCACATAAGGTAGCACTGGATCTCGTCCAGCAGCGCCAAGACCTTGTAGATCGTCATCTAGGGGGTCAAACAGTGACCGAAGACAAGATCGAAAAGACACTAGCCAATCTGGCAGAACAATTTGCCCGGATTGCTAACCAAGTAAACTCCCCAACAACAACAAAGCCAGTCGAAGTGACTGACGTGATTTTTGGCCAAGAGGACAACCACAATGCCGAGAAAGAATCCTGATGGAACCCGCGATTACTCCTACGATAAAAAGTACGAATCCTCGCCTAAACAACGAGCCGCCCGTGTTGAACGGGATCTTGCCCGCCGAGAACTTGCAAAGGAAGGCAAAGTTTCGAAAGGTGATGGCAAAGATGTGGACCATATCAAGCCGGTATCTAAAGGTGGTACTAACAAGCGGACCAATCTGCGAGCTATTAGCGCCAGTGCAAACCGAGCGAAGGGCAATCGGTCAAAATGAAAGTCACAGCAGATGTGGTGAGTGGGTTTGTCGGAAGTATTCTGGCACCAACGTTTGAAGACTCCTGTGCCTCACCTGACTTTCACAAGGAAATGTGGAACCTATGCTGCTCGAACAACAAGTTTGTAGCTATTGCGGCTCCCCGAGGCCATGCCAAATCAACCGCAGTGACTCTAGGGTATGGCCTTGCCACACTACTCTTTCGGGAAAGGAAATTCATGCTCCTTGTCTCGGATACGGAAGCCCAGGCATCACTCTTCCTCGGGAATATCAAGAATGCCCTCCAGGACAACAACCAACTGATTGAACTGTTTGGTTTGAAAAGAAATGACAAAGGTCTTGTTCAGTTTGTTAAGGACAGTGAAACGGATATTGTCGTTGAGTTCAATGATGGTCATCGTTTTCGAATTATTGCCAAAGGCTCTGAACAAAAACTACGTGGTCTGCTTTGGAATAACTCTCGTCCTGATATCATTATTGGCGACGATATGGAGAACGATGAACTTGTGATGAACAAGGAACGTCGATCCAAATTTAAAAAATGGTTTAAAAATGCCCTTCTCCCTTGCCGATCTGATACTGGTATCGTCCGTATTGTTGGAACGATTCTGCACATGGACTCTATGCTTGAGAATCTCATGCCTAGGCCATACGATAAAAAGACGATTACAGAGCCTCTGAGACAATACTCGACTCGCCGTGGTATGTGGACCTCGATCAAGTATCGTGCCCATACAGACGATTTTAAGGCCCTTCTGTGGCCTCAAAAGAAGAGTGTGGAAGAGTTCCGTATGCTTCGTGACGAAGCCTTTAGGGATGGTACACAAGATGGATACAGCCAAGAATATCTCAATATTCCTATCGACGAATCCACGACTTACTTTAGACGCGCTGACTTTCTCCCTGTTCGAGACGATGACCTCAAAAAGCCGGTACGTTACTATATTACTGCCGACTTGGCAATCTCTGACAAAGAAACAGCAGACTTCAGCGTGTTCGTTGTTGGAGCAGTGGATGAAGATAAAAGGATACAGGTTCGTAATGTTATTCGGGAACGAATGGACGGTCGAGAAATTGTAGATACAATCCTAGCTCTACAGAAGCTCTATAAACCTGAAGCAATAGGAATTGAAGAGATGCAGGTGTCCAAAGCTATTGGACCGTTCCTTCGGGAAGAAATGATTAAGCACAATAACTACATTTCCCTGTATCCATTGAAACACGGCGGCAAAGATAAAATTACAAGAGCCCGTAGCATTCAGGCTCGCATGAGGGCTCAAGGATGTAAATTCGATAAATCGGGGGACTGGTATCAACCCTTCGAGGACGAACTGATGCGATTTCCACGTGATAAGCATGACGATCAGGTGGATGCATTTAGTTATCTTGGCCTTATGCTTGATGTGATTATTGAAGCTCCAACAAAGGATGAACTGGAAGAGGATGCGTACCAAGAAGAATACGAAGCCTCTGGAATGTCTGATAACGGACGCTCTGACACGACAGGATACTGAAGAGAATGCCAATTAATAACACGCCCGGTGGGGCTATGCAAGCAATGGCCTCCGGTGCCCAGGGTGGTCAACCTCAAGGAATGGACCCGAATCAAGATCCATACAACCTTCAGGACGTAGCACAACAAGCGGGGGCACAGCAACAGCAGATGAATGCGATGCCGCAACCGCCACAAACACCTGATATTCCTCATCCAGATACGCAAAAAACTCACCAACGACTTCGTAGTTACATCGAATCGGTGAATATTGCAGAACATCTTGATGAAGAAAAGTTACGTAAGATTGGGTATGATTGTGCTGAAGGATTTGAAGTTGACCTCCAGTCTCGTGATGTTTGGGAACAAAAGATTGATGAATACACCAAACTTGCACTCCAAATTCAAGAACAGAAAGCATATCCGTGGCCGAAGGCTTCAAACGTTAAGTATCCCATGCTGTCTACTGCTGCTATGCAGTTCGCTGCTCGGGCTTACCCTACTCTTGTTCCCAGTGATGGACACATTGTTCTCGGTCAGGTGATTGGTAAAGATCCTGATGACCAGAAGCAAGACCAAGCTGACCGTATCTCGACATATATGTCCTACGACATTATGCACCAGATGGAAGGTTGGGAAGAGGGGATGGACAAGCTTCTCATCATGCTTCCGATTGTTGGTTGCATGTTCAAGAAGACCTACTGGGATTCAATCAAGAAGAAGAATTGTAGTCATGTGTTGCTGCCTAAAAACGTAGTTGTGAACTACTGGGCAACAAACATGCACGATGTTGAGCGGATCAGTGAAATGATCCCGATGACCAAACGAATGGTCAAACAACGTCAGATGAGCAAGTTGTTCCTAAAAGATGTTGATTTGGGCACAGCACCTAGTGTTCCATTTGATTTCCACCCTAAGCAAACGCAGTGGATGCCCACAAATGATGACACAACTCCCTTTGAGATTATTGAACAGCACTGCTATCACGATCTTGATGAGGACGGTTATGCTGAGCCTTACATTGTAACATTCCACAGACAAACCAGGAAAGTTCTCAGAATCACGGCACGATATGATGAAAACACGATGCTCTTTAATGATGATGGTACTCTTGCTGGCATTGAGCCAATTCATTATTACACAAAGTTTGGGTTCATTCCTAGTCCTGATGGTGGCTTCTATGATATTGGTTTCGGAATGTTGCTTGGACCTCTTAACGAAAGCGTTAACACCTTAATCAATCAACTAATTGACTCAGGTACACTGAATAACCTTCAAAGTGGTTTCATTGGTAAAGGTCTTCGTCTCCGGATGGGCGATATGCGGTTTATGCCCGGACAATGGCAAGCAGTTAATGCTGTTGGTGATGACCTCAAGAAGCAGATTTTCCCCCTTCCCACGAAGGAACCGTCACCTGTTCTCTTTCAACTTATGGGAACCCTTATCACTTCTGGTAAGGAACTGGCATCGGTCGCTGAGATTTTCACTGGGAAGATGCCGGGGCAAAATACTCCGGCTACTACCACGATGGCTTCGGTTGAACAAGGGATGAAGGTATTTACGGCTATTTATAAGCGTATCTACCGTGCTCTGAGTGAAGAATTCTGTAAACTCTTCAAGCTGAATGCAACGTATCTTGATCCACAGACGTACTCAGCAGTTATTAATGAGCCGATTGGTCCAGATGACTTTGATGAAAAAACGTATCGCGTTATCCCAGCAGCGGACCCGAATGCTGTCAGCGCGCAGGAAAAGCTTCAAAAAGCAGAAGGACTTCTCCAGCTTCTTCCCTTGGGAGTACTTGACCCAATACAGGTTATTACGCGAGTACTCAAAGCTCAGGAAGTTCCGAATTATGAGCAACTCTTTAACAAAGCCGTCCAACAGACTGGACAGATGCCACCGCCGCCCCCTGATCCGAAGGCTCAAGAACTTCAGATGAAGATGCAAGCTCAGCAACAGCAAGTGCAACTTCAACAAGCTCAAGCCCAGAGTCAGATGCAGATGGAACAACAGAGTCAGCAAGCTCAGTTGGCAATGAAAGGTCAAGAGCATCAACAGAAGATGCAGATGATGGCTCAAGAAGCACAAATGAAAGCTGACGCTTCTCGACACCAAGTCGAGGCTCAGATTCAAGGTGAGTTGATGAAACAACATGCACAAGCACAAGTTCATCAGCAACAACTTCAACAACAACAAGAGACGCATAAGGCTAATCTCGAAAACACCAAAGAGGTGATGAAATCGAAAGCACAAGCAGCGCGACACGCGCCTTCTCAGACTGGCGCAAAGAAGAAATAACTACAGCAGTCTTTGAATATCTCAAACAGTTGAGAATCAATATTCTACAAGACCTTGAGTTTAATGCGGGCAAAGATGCTCTACAGGATCGTTACAATGCAGGTATCCTTGCCGGTATTAATGAAGTGCTCAATATGCGAGCATCTGATCTAATCGAAGAAGGAGAACTAGAGTGACTGTAAAAGCTGTGATCCATCGGCTTGTAATCAAGCCAGTTGAGTTGGAACAATACGACGAAGTTGATGCTAAACTAAAAGAACTCGGTCTGATTAAGGGTATTACGGAAGACACCAAATACCACCGGACTCAGATTGACCAAGGCTATGTTCTCGATATTGGTCCTACAGCGTTTCGAGATTATGTACAGAAGTACAATCTTGAAATCCCAGTAAAGGTTGGAATGCTTGTTACCTATGCACGGCATAGTGGAAAATACATCAAAGACCCAAGTACTGGTGATGAAGTCGTGATCCTGAATGATGAGGATATTCTCGCAATCCATACAGAGGAATAAACAGAGATGGCCGATACAAATATTGCACAAAACGAACAAGGTACACACGTTCCCGGAGAGGAACTCAGTCCTGTTCAACAAGAAGCACTGGCACAAGGTTGGGTTCCCAAGTCTGAGTATGATGGTGATCCTGAGCGTTTTGTTGATGCTGGTGAATTTCTCCGTCGTGGAGAATTGTTCCGTAAGATTGAATCTCAATCCAAGGAACTGAAGGATGTTCGTAAAGCTCTTGCTGAACTAGCAAAGCATAACGCTAAGATTCGTGAAGTTGAATACGCCCGTGCTGTTGAGGCACTCAAGGCCGAGAAGAAGACTGCTCTGGCCGAGGGCGATGCGGAACGTGTTGTAGACCTCGATGATAAAATCGATCTCGTGAAAGATCAACAACGCCAATTTCAAGCAGAACAAGTGGCCCGTGTTGTACCGAATGAAATTCATCCGGAACTGGCTAACTGGGTTTCTAAGAATCCTTGGTATGAGACGGATAAGAAGATGCGCGCCTTTGCTGATTCGCTAGGTAGCCAACTTGCTGGTACTATGTCTCCGACTGAAGTCCTTCGTGAAGTTGAAAAGGAAGTTAAAGAACGCTATAAAGAAAAGTTCCGCAATCCTAACCGGGAAAAGCCGGGCGCAGTTGAGGGTGTTCAACCCCGCGCTGCCGTTGGTGGCAAGGCCCAGTATGAATTGACGGATACCGAGAGGACCATTATGAATACTCTCGTCAAGCAAAAAGTCTTGACTGAAGAGCAATACATTGAGCAGTTGAAAGCAGTTAAAGAACGTAATTAATCCCAGAGGATACCTAAATGACAACGAACCGTAGAAACGCAAACATCAAAAGTACAGATTCCGAGGCGACGAGTGTCCGCCCACAACGGGTGTCGGTTGGTTTACGCCCGAAACTGTCTCTGATTGGCAAAGATCCAAATTTTGAATATCGTTGGGTCAACGACACTCCGGGACGTATTGCAATGTTTAAACATAGCGGTTGGGAAACCGTCACAAACAGCGAAGTAGACACGGGTAATTTCCGTGCCGAAGAAGCCTCTGAAATGGGCTCTCTTGCTTACGCTATTGTGGATGGTGGCACTGGTCTTAAGGCATATGTCATGAAGATCAGGAAGGAATGGTACGAGCAGTTCATGGATGAACATGAAGCTGAAGTAGCCAGCGCCGAAGCCGGTCTCCGACCAAACACATCTGATGGCGAATATGGTGGAGTTGAAATTGATCGTTCTGGTAGACGAAATTAAAACCCTAACTAGCCATCTTGAATTTTCAATCTCTTTTGGAGAAAATCTAAATGGCTAACGTTAGTCGCATTAACGGCTTCCGTCCGGTACTTCATATCGACGGTAGCCCCTTTAATGGCCAAGTTACCCGTTATTTTGCCGCTGCATCCGATGCAACGCCGATTTTTAACGGTGATCTGGTCAAGCTTGCTGCTGTTTCTGACACCCAAGGTCAAGCACTTTTGGGTGGTGTTAATTCCCCGGTTGGTGGTACTCCCGGTGTAACGAAGTTTGTTGCTGGTACTGATTCTGCTGCGGTTGGTGTTGCAGTTGGTTTCATGATTAACCCCCTGAACCTGAACAGCCCTCAATATCGTACGGCTTCGACGGCAATGTATGTTCTCGTTGCTGACGCTCCGGACACGGTGTTTGAAGTTCAAGTCGATGGTACGACTTATCCGGGTGGTTCGGCAGGTATTATCCCTACTGCTGGTTTCAACAAGAACTTTAACGTATCGGATGCTGGTGGTAGCACTGTCACTGGTTTCTCGGGCGAGCAGGTTCTGACCTCCTCGGCAGCCACAACGGCTACTCTGCCGCTGCGTGCTCACGGTGCAGTCCAGAAAGTGGATAACGACATTACGTCGGCTAATGCCAAGATTCTGGTCTACATTAACAACCATCAACTGAATGCCGGTACTGGCTCGGTTGGCGTCTAATTAGGGGGAATAGAAAATGCCCGGTATTATTAATAGTTCAAGCTTTGCAAAAGCTCTTTGGCCTGGCGTAAATGCTTGGTACGGTAAGGAGTATGCAGAGTACCCAGTCGAATGGGATCAGTTGTTTGAGTCTTTCACTTCGCGTAAGCAGTACGAAGAAGATGTTGGTATTACTTCGTTCGGCCTTGCTTCGGTGAAACCTGAAGGTAGCCCGATCACGTATGATTCGGAAAACCAAACGTTCACGACTCGCTATACGCATATCGTGTACGCAATTGGCTTCCAGATCACGCGAGAAATCATGGAAGATGACCAGTATGACGTAGTTGGTCAGCGTCGTGCTCAAGGTCTTGCCTTCTCGGTGCGTCAGACGAAGGAAGTAGTTGCTGCCAACGTGTACAACCGTGCTTTCAATAGCTCGTACATTGGTGGTGATGGCGTGGCGATGATTAGCTCGTCGCATCCGTTGTTTGCTGGCGGTACGTGGTCGAACCAGATCAGCACTGCTGCTGACCTCTCGGAAGCTTCGCTTGAGCAAGCTTGTATCGACATTGCGAACTTCACGAATGATCGTGGTCTCCGTATCGCGATTCGTCCGCAGTCGCTTATTCTTCCGATTCAACTTGAATTCGAAGCTGAGCGTATCCTGAAGACGGAACGTCGTGTTGGTTCGAACCTGAATGATCTGAATGCTCTTAAGCAGACGGGTCGTTTCCCGAAGGGTATCATCCTCAACCACTACTTCACCAACCCGCTTGCATGGTTCATCCGCACGGATTGTAAGAATGGTCTGAAGATGTTTGAGCGTCGCGCTGATGAGTTCGAAATGGATAACGATTTCGACACTGAAAACGCCCGCTTCAAGGCAACGTCGCGTTACAGCTTTGGCTGGACCGATCCCCGTGCCATCTATGGCTCGCCTGGAGTTTAATGAACACGAACCCCTTCGGGGGTTCTTTTCTGGAGATTTAAATGGGTATTAAAAACGTAGCTGATATTGTTCAGCTTAATCCGTCTTATCCAGATGCATTGAACCCGGTTCGTAAAGCGTATCTCGTAGTTCCCTTTCAGGTTCTTCGTACTACGACTGTTGCTACGAAAGTGGCTGTTCTTCCGGCTGATGCAACGATTCTTGGTATTCGGATGTACAGTACGGCAGCATCTAATGCTGGTACGACTGCTACGATTGCTTTGACGGGTCAAGGCATTGGACCTAATGGGCAAGCCATGAACTTTGGTACGTTCAACGTTCTAGCTGCTGGTAACCTTACTCCTGGTACTGTCCTGTTGAACACGACTGTTGGCCCCTCGGGCACTGGTGTGTTTAATCTGGAACGTGCTCCTGCTACGCAAACGCAAGGTGATATGATTATCTATGCAACGTATGCAGAAACGGGAACGGTTTCTAGTGCTGGTGGTCCTTGGTACTTTGTCATCGAGTACGTTCGATAAACAGCAGCCCCCTTGTGGGGCTGTCTTCATTGGAGACCTTAAATGCGTCGAGTTGTTAACACGGTTACTGGCGTCGCTAATTCACCGGTAATTCCGATGGATCAGCGGGCACAATTTTTCAACGTTGGTATCGCTGTTACAGTGAGCGCTACTGCAACGTATAATGTTCAGTACACTCTGGACGATATTTATAATTCAGCTATTACCCCAACGTGGTTCACAATGGCTGCACCTTTTACTGGGGCGTCTGCTAACGCCTCTGGAAACTTCACAATTCCGTGCTCAGCAATTCGCCTCAACGTGACTGCAAGTACTGGTTCAGTTACTATCACTCTGTTGCAATCTACTGGTCAGGGCTAATCTATGGCCGCAAATCAGAATTTAACTCAACTACCAACTAGGCAAACGGGGTCGGCTGACCCCACTTCTTTGTTCTATGCAGTTACCGGTGGTGCTATTGATACCAGTTTGTCCCTGTCGGTGTTTGTAAATAACCTAGGGCTTACTGGTGTCCCAACTGCACCTACAGCAGCAGTAAACACGAATACGACGCAGATTGCTAGTTGTGCATATGTTATCAATCAAGGGTACTTGACGACTGCTACAGCAGCCTCTACCTATGCTCCGAAGGCATCACCAACATTCACTGGTACGGTAGTTATTCCTACTGTAACCCTTTCTGGTGGTACGATTAATAGTACGTCTATTGGTGCTACTACCCCAAGTACGGGTGCCTTCACTACCCTTTCTGCTACTGGTAACGTTACCTTCAGTGGTGGAACAATCAATGGAACATCAGTTGGAGCAACGACTCCTAGCACAGGTGCGTTTACTACAGTTAATGCAAGCGGGATTGTTAATGTAACAAACTCAACAGCCTCGACTAATAGTACTACTGGTGCTGTTACTATTACTGGTGGTCTTGGTGTTCAATCAAGTGCTAATATTGGCGGTGCTCTTGCTGTAGGTACTACTTTCTCGGTCGGGCACGCGGCGACTTTAGCTGGTGGTATTGTTGGTGTAACGGACGCTAGTAATGCTACCGCTGGTAACGTTGGTGAATATGTTGTCTCTCAAATTACCTCAAATACATCGTGGGCACCAGCCAGCACAGTTATTGGTAATCTAACCAGTATTAGTCTTACTGCTGGTGATTGGGATGTGTCTGGGAGTGTTTTCTGGGCGGCTGTTGCTGGTAGTGGAACCTGGACTCAGCTTGAGGCGGGTACGACAACAACATCTAGTACTGCTCTCCCAATTAACATCTATCTGGGACAAACTGGGCAGTCAACTGCTGCTGCAATTAACGTTGCGTATCTTGTTCCGACACAACGAATAAATGTCACTACGACGACAACTGTTTATTTGAATGGTGCTGCAACATATACGTCCGGTACGATGGCATATCAATGTCAGCTTCGTGCTCGTAGAGTGAGGTAAACTATGCCGGGTAATTATTTTAAATCCGGTGAGTGGAATGTCTTTTGCATGGTCTGTAATCGGAAGATTAAATCCGGTGAAATGTTGAAACGATGGGATGGTCTTCTAGTCTGTAGAGACGATTATGAGAACCGTCACCCAATGGACTTTCTACGTGCAAGGCAAGAGAGAATCTCAGTCCCATTCACAAGTGATACAAGTTTTAATCAGTTCAATGGCCCAAATTATCCGGCGTATCCGTTCTGTACTCAAGAGGGGTCAAGTGGGGTTGTTTCTTTTGCTGTAGCTGGTTGTATGCGACCTGGGCTTGGCTTCCCTAATGGGCTTCCAGTACCACAACCAGAAATACCTGACGAGCCTCCAGTCACCTATATTATCCTCATGACTGGTGGAGCCCTTAACAAGATGGATGGGACACAATTGGTTTATATCTCATGATTGAACTTCACGAACGGGTAGCGGCCCTAGAACAAGCGCATAAAACAGACAAAGAAACGATTGAGAAGATTCTACTCCATGTCAAAGCAATCGACGAAAATTTGAATAGGTATAAAGGATTTCTAGGAGCTATTTGGTTCGTGATTTCCTGTATAGGTATCTTCTTCAGCGCATTTAAATTCTTTCATAAGGGATAACTATGGCCTTGCTAGATTTGATTGTCGGTCCAGTAATGGACATTGTAAATAAGCTAATCCCTGATCCGGCTCAGAAAGCTCAGGCGCAGTTAGCACTACTTCAACTACAGCAGAATGAACAGTTCAAACAGATTGATGCTCAACTAGCACAAACTGCACAACAGACGGACACCAATAAAGTTGAAGCTGCAAGTACCAATATGTTTGTTGCTGGATGGCGACCATTCATTGGTTGGGTGTGTGGTAGTGGCTTAGCCTACCAGTATCTAGCTGATCCACTGCTTACGTGGGGTGCTTCGATTGCCCACCTACCAGTACCCCCTACTCTGGATATGTCAACCCTCATTACGATGCTTGGTGGACTACTTGGACTTGGTGGAATGCGGACTGTCGAGAAACTTAAAAACGCACAAGGAAACCACTAATGTCTACGAATATGACGTTTGTTGACTTTGTTACACCAGTCCCCGCTGATTGGTTGAATAACGTCAATACAGTTGTGAATACGCCAGTCCCCGCTAATACGGCGTTTAGTATTCCGGCAACTGTGCCAGCAGCTTTCTTGCCTAGTACTGGGTATATTAAGATTTCCAACAACCCTAGTAATCTTACATCGTTCTCTGTCACCTCTGGACAGAACTATGAGGCAATAGCCGTAGATATCAATGGGTATGGTGCTCGTGCATTCGGCGGTATTCCTAACATCGTAGGTATCACTGGTGCTATGAATATACCTGCATCGGCATCTGGTGGTGCTAATGCAATCGGTGTTGCTGGTTACGTTAAGAACTCTTCAGATGGTACTGGCCGGGCTGGCAACCTATTTACCAACGGTGTTGCCTTGTTTGGACAGGCAGACGTTGAAGCAACTGGTGCTCTCGTTTGGGGTTTGAATACTGTTACCCAAGATAACGGTTTTGCTACTACTGTGTGGGGTGCGGAGATTGATGTTAATATCACCAACCCGAATACTGTAGTTATGGGTATTGACATTGTTGGTGGTTCAACTGTTGCGTCATCGAATTCTATCGGTGTTCGTATTGCACCTCTGGGTATTTTTGCTACTCCGGCTATTCCCTGGACGCGTGGGGTACTGGTAGACGATGGTGCAGCCTCAACTGCTATTGAGATTGGTGCTACTAATACAGGTAGTTCACCTAGCGGTAGTCAACCGATCACATGGTACTTTTATCCCTCCGCTAACACCCGCGCATTGGCTGGTGAGTGTGTGATTGACTCTTCGGGTAACATGACCTGGGCTCAAGGCTACAGTGGTGCTCTGATGACCTTGGCTGTCGGCGGCGCAGTTGGCACTGCTCTACCTGCTATTAAGATGCAGAATGCCTCTGGCGTTGTAGCACTGGGTTTCTTTGGGGGTGCTCCGACAGGAAAACCAACTATTACCGGTTCGATTAGCGGTTCTACTACTAGCGTTATTTCTGAGATACTTGTAGCTCTAAATAATCTTGGTCTAATTACTAACAGCACAACGGCCTAATATGAAAAACTACATCATTTCTGAACAAATTGTTAAAGCACTCCTGTCCTATCTGGCTACTCGCCCGTACCAAGAAGTGCATCAAGTAATGCCTGTACTTCAATCTCTGGAAGAAGTTCCTACTGAAAACAAGGAGTAAGTATGTCGATCTCTGGCGCAGCTAACTGGAATTATACAAGAGATCAGATCATCAATGCTGCCCACCGTAAAATCGGTATCGGTGTTGATGGTTCGACAGCTACTACGACACAGATGACCAATGCTCAAGAGGCGTTGAATAATCTGGTGTTCTCTCTGTATGCACAGGGAATGCCTATTTGGGCAATGACGACGACTTTCTTCACTCCAGTTCTGGGTCAGACTGCTTATCAAGTAGGTTTGGGGATTGGTACAGGGAATCTGAATATCCAAGCCCCTCTTAAGATCACCCAAGCATTCAGTCGAGATAATATCAGTAACACAGATATCCCGATGAATATCTACACTCAGTACAACTACAATTTGCTGAGTACGAAAGTTAATCAAGGCTACCCAGTTCACTTTTGGTATCAACCGGGTAACCAAACAGGCACGATCACGATCTGGCCCGCTCCCGATCAGTACACTGCTACAAATCGTTCTATCTACTTTGTGTATCAACGAGCGTTCGATCAGTTCAATGCAAGCACAGACACTCCAGATTTTCCTCAAGTCTGGATCGAACCCCTGATCTACTCCCTGGCTCATCGCCTTGGACCTGAGTATGGTTTGCCTCTCAGTGAGCTTGACAAACTGAATGAAACTGCAAATGCACTAATCACGAATGCTCTTTCCTTTGGCACGGAAGAAGGTAGTATCTTTATTCAACCTGATTGGGTTGTCATGGGGATGGGTCAAAATAATCCAAGTGGGTATTAATATGTCAAAGAAGAAAAATCTTGCAGAGTGGTATGCGAAGTTCCGAGGATCTCCTACCTTCCTCTGGGGTCTACTTGGCTTTATTGTACTGTGGTTAACGACACACTGTCTCGTTGCATGGTGGGATAAAGACCTCTCTCTTATCAACATTCTCCTTAGTTCGGAGGCGTCGGTCTCTCTAGCTTTCTTTGCTATGATGCAAGAGCAGACAGAAAACTATCACACTGAGTTGATGGAGACGATACGGAACACTGTAAAGGACATTAGTAAGGATGTGGATGATATCAAAGAGGAAGTAGAAGACGATGGCAACTAATCCGTATTTTACACAGTATCATACACAACGCTTCTCTTTCATTGGTTCGCCCCAACAGCGGGATGGTTCATATCAGAAGGATCAACGATTCCTTAATGTGTACCCTGAATTGATTAAGAGTCCTATCTCTGATGGAAAGAAGTACTATCTAAAGAAACGTCCAGGCGTTGCCACGAACCGAACGTTTGGAAGTACTGGAACAGGTCGAGCCATTTTTTACTGGGCATCTAACACGACTTATTACACAGTCATTGGTAACACTCTGTATGCCAATGGCACTGCTATTTTAACAATCTCGGACGGTACTACGGGTCCGTGTGGGTTCTGTGAATTTCGTACTGATACTGTCGATGAACTGTTTTTTTGCACTGGAATGAGTGCTTGGACAATCACGACAAGCAACTCTCTAACACTGGTTAGTGGAGCAACGAATTTCCCTATACCCCACATTCCTCAACCTATCTTTCTAGATGCCTACATCTTTCTGGCTGCCTCTGGAACTCAGACTATTCACAACAGTAATTTAAACGATCCAACGACATGGCCCGCAGACGGTTTCATTGACGTTGAAATGTTTCCAGATAATCTGGTTGGTTTGTCTAAATCACAGAACTACCTAGCCGCAATCGGTATGGGGTCAGTTGAGTGGTTATACGACAACGCTAATTCAACCGGATCTCCGCTTCAACGGAATGCTCCAGCGGTATCACAGTTTGGTTGTCCCGCTCCACAGACTATTAGTCAGACAGAACAGGAATTGATGCTGGTTGGTCAAACCGGTAATGGTGGTCGAACAGTCTGGACCTTGAGTGGATTCCAGCCTTCAGAGATTGCTACTGCTCCTGTTCGAGAAGCACTTGATGCAGAAGGCTCGTCTATCTCTAGTGCTACTGGTTTCACAATCCAATGCGCTGGTCATAAATGGTACGTCTTGAATCTCAAAGCAAACTCTAGAACATTTGTGTATGACTTTGAAGAACAGATGTGGCATGAGTGGTCAAGCGGAACAGGTCAAGCTTATTTTGGTTATGATTATGTTGCCGACTCTGGGAATGGACAACCAGTTTTGCTGAGTTCTAACTCGACAAACACCACTGTGGCCCTGTCTCCAACTACCTATACCGATCTGGGTAATGTCATTAACTGTATGGTTGTTACCGTTAAACTTGACTTTGATACAATCAAACGCAAGCGTCTGTATCGACTGACTCTGATTACCGACTCTCCTGCTGGAGATAATCAAGGGATCAATATGATGGTCTCGTGGTCAGATGATGACTATAATACGTTTACTACCGGTGTTCCGTTGGATGTGAGTGCTGTCTATCCCACGATAATGCAGTTGGGATTGACTCGAAGACGAGCATTTAAATTTGTGTATCAACAACCCTATCCTCTTCGGATGGAGTCATTTGAATTAGACATTATTCAAGAGGTAAGGAGATAACATGGCTGCTGGAGTTCCACCGCCACCACTCAATTCACCTAATGGAAGTTATTACTGGCTTGAGTGGTACACAAACTTAACGAACTTTTTGAATGGTACAAACATTCCTTGGACGAGTCTAAACTTCACTGGTTCAGATATTGCTGATATTCTGACTCGAAACCACAACGAATTAACCAACATTCAAGGGGGTACAGCTTCAGGAGCTAGGGGTGGTGGGGGTTCTGCTTATCACATGTCCGGTCGTGGTTATGTTTCTGAGGCTGGTGCAGGTACAGGATTTCCAGGGGGTTGGTCTGTTGCTCACACTGGAACAGGTGTCTACACCATTACCCACAACCTTGGGATAACCATTCCAAATATCTCTGCCACAGCAACGTCGAATACAAGTGGAGTTGTAGTGCAGTGGATAGACCTCTCTTCGTCAAGTGCTGTTGTAGTCCATACAACTAATCCGGGTGGTACTGCTACCGACGGTTCCTTCAGTCTCACTGTGATGACATGATTAAAACACAACTAACACGGGAAGATGCTCTCCGTATTATGGATCTAGGTAGGGCACTTCACTCAGAGTCTCGATTCAAAGACGAACCTTTTGATGACGAGAAGTGCTGGGCAGTCCTTGACAGTACTCTTCGATATCCTGACAAACGATTCATTGCTTATGATGACCAGTTCCGTGGATTTATCATTATGTCAATGAATGAAGAATTCTTTAATCATGTAAAGTGGGCAAGTGATCTAAGTCTATATGTTGCCCCTGAGTTTCGCGGTAGCTCTCTCGTCATTCGACTGCTTGACAGTGCGGAGAAGTGGGCTAAAGAAAATGGAGCACGAGATATTACGATATTCCACAATACCGGAATCGATACCAATAAAGCTCCCAAATTGTTTAATAAACTTGGATTCCAAATGAAAGGTTATATTTTTGCCAAGGAGCTTACATAATGTGTGGTATTCTTGATGACGCGCTCCCAGTAATTGGTTCAATTGGGGGCTTTATGATTGGTGGCCCTTGGGGGGCTGCTGCTGGTGGTGCCCTTGGAGGCGCTTTAAATGCTGGTATTCAAAGCCATTGGAATCCAACCGCTACCCTAGAAGGTGCGGGTATGGGTGGTGTAGGTGGGTATTTTGGCGGTGGTTCTTTGGCTAGTGGTCTTAGCAGTCTAGGTAGTGCTGGTGTAGGTGCTACCTCTGCTGGATTTGACACGGGATTAGCGGCAGCGACTCCTGCCACTACAGGAGCACTTGAATCTGCTACAGGTGGTGGAGCTATGTATGGTCTAGGGGCAGGTACAGGTACAGCACTTGGATCGGCTTCTAGTGCCCTTGGAGGGAGTGGGTTAGGTATTGCTGGTGGTGATGCGCTGTCTGGTGTTTCCAGTACTGGTGGTTCGTTCCTTGGGGCTCTTGGTGGTGGTACACAAGGCACAGGTCTTGGAACACAAGCTGGATCAGGTGCAGCAGGTAGCATGGCCCAATCTACTGCTGATCTTTCTAGTGCTACAACTGCTAATGCTCCTGCATCAATGAGTAGCCCGATGGCTGCGAGTACATCTGCTACTCCGACGGGTAGTGCTGTTGGGACTCTTGGTAATACTTCCCCCACGGCTACTGGAATCACTGGAGCAGGTTCAGGTGAAACTGGTGTACCGTCAATGGAAGGGGCACAAGGTGCTTCGGCAATGGGTGGTGCCCCAGGCGGTGGTGATCTGAATAGTGCTATGGCATCGGGCGCACTTAATGGCGGCGGAGGCTCTACCGGAGGTGGCGGTCTTTCAACAATGTTTGGTCCCGACTCAGCAAGTGTCGGTAGTCCTGTAGGACAGGGAATTTCTAACGCAGCAGCAGGAGCACAAGCTGGTGTACAAAATGGAGCTTTGGGAGAGGGATCAAATATGGGTATGGATTTAAGTAGCCTCTTTGGAGGCGGTAGTGGTGGCGGTGGCCAACCGGCTACTGACATTCCTGGACAGTCGATTGGTACGAATTACGATGCGGTTGCTAACTCCGGTGCCCAGGGTGGGAATTGGATGAACACCCTTAACAACTTCTTAACTAACAACAGTGGTGCTCTCCAGGGTGGTATGAAGCTGGCTAATACGGGGTTGAATGCATATCAACAATATGCCCGTCAACAAGCAGCTAATAACTACGCTAACCAGATCTCTCAAATCTACAGCCCGACTGGTGCTTATGCACAGCAGATGCAATCTAATATTGCTCGTCAGTATGCAGCGCAAGGTCGTAATGCTGAGGTTGGCCCGCAACAGGTTCAATTGGCAGCAATGCTTGCTCAGTCACAAGCCCAGGCATTGGGTGGCGCACAGTACTCCCAAGCAGCACAGAACACCGCTGGTGCTAATATGCTGAATGGATTGTTCTCGAACTTCAGTTCTCCTGGTAGTTTGCAACAGTTGGGGCAGTTTGGTGGTGCCGCTTATAACGGTCTTTCCAACCTCTTTTAATAGGGAACAGATATGCCATATCAAAACGATATGTCGTCGTTGGCAGATATTGTTGGTCCGGCATATGCTGCCCAACAAGCAGGTATCCAGAACGATGCAGCCAACCAAATAGAAGCCGCAAAGGCTCAAGTAGCTCAGGGTACTGTTCAACCGGAGATTGAGAAAGCTGGTCTTGCGAATCTCTTTACTCAAGCCCAAACTGCTCAACAGCAAGCACAGACCCAGGGAACTACTCTTGGTAATATTCAGAAAGCTGGTACTCTGGGTTCTGACATTGCTGCTACGAATGTTGGGAATCAGCTTAAGATTTCACAAGATCAAGTACAGAAGTTGAACACTCTTGGTCAGATGGCAGGTCAGGTAGCTGGTTATCTGGATGGTGTACCTCCTGCTGCTCGTCCTGCTGCTATGGATCAAATTCTCCGTTCTCAAGGTGTTGATCCACAACAACTAGGACCTCTGGCTTCTGGTGATCCAGACATGTTGCGTAACTTCTCACAGAAGGCGGTGCAAGCATCGGCAGCGTATCAAACCCAACTTATGTCTGAGACAGTACGTGGGGATACTCAACGTGATGTGGCAAACATTGGTGCCCAGAGCCGTGAGCGTGAAGCACAGACAATTGCTGGTGGTCGTACTCAAGCAGCTACTATTGCTGCTGGCGCTCGTATGGCTGGTATCCAACAAGTCATTGGTCAGCTTACGCAGAAGGTAGCAAATGGTACGGCTACCCAAGCTGATCGTGATGCTCTTGATTATGCGAACAAGACTCAACAGCTTATCAAGTCGGGTAATCCGTTTGCTGCTCAGCTTACTGGTACTAACGTTCAATCCAACGTTCCGAACGCTCCGGGTAGCGCACCTACTGGTGCCTCGCCGACTGTGCCTAATACTCAACCGCAGCCCCAAGCACAACCTACTCCGGTTCCTGACACCCCTGCTCTGCAAGCAGCAGCTTCACAGAAGTGGGGTAATGGTGGATATGATACCAGTAAATACACCTATGTGATGGCACTTAATCCGGCCACTGGCCAAATGGATCTTGGTCGTATTCCTAAGTAAAGGTAAACAACGATGGCAGATATTGACTTCGGTAACAACAACGGCGCTCCCAAGGGCGCTGTTACGTCTGCGGCTTTGCTTGCACAGGATGCTATCCTTCAAGCTAACCACCCTAGCTGGCCCACTGGTGGGTCGGCAGCACAACTCAGTCAGGAGACAAGTGGGTATGACAACAGTGCGGTAAGCCCCAAGGGTGCAATGGGTATTGCCCAAGTAGAGCCCACAACTCTGAAGGCGATTGAAGCCCAGACTGGTAAGAAACTTGATCCGAACAATGTTAACGATCAAATGTTCATTCATCGTTACCTGATGGATCAGAATCTTTCCCGGTATAATGGTGACCCGTCGGCATCTGTTGCTGCGTACAACAGCGGTACTGATAAGTCCAAATGGGATAATCCGGAGACAAATAACTATGTCCGGAATTTCAATGCGACGACCGGAATCAATGTTGATAGTCCGTACATGTTGAACCAAGCCGTTCAACCGACCACCCCACAACAGACTTCTCCGGCACAAAATACGAGCCAGCCTCAGATCGACTTCGGCCCGGCAAGTAGTCAACCTGCCTCTAACGTAGATTTTGGATCTAAACCTGTTGATAATTCCCTGTGGAATAACATCAAGGGTCTGGGTATGCAAGCTGCCAACCTCGTTGGTGGTGGTCTGGAAGCACCAGTAATAGGGGTTAGTACTGGTGTCCACGCTATCGAGAATTTGGCCCAAGGTCAAGGTCTTCAACAAGCTTTGCAAACAGCTACCCAACAAGGTGCTGGTGAATTTAACGCTGCTAGTCCTGAGAATCTACTGAATAAAGCAGGGGTAGACACATCTGGTCTTCACAACACTGCTGGTTATCAAGTGCCCGGAAAGGCAATGGATTACCTGTTCCAGACGTTGCCGCATCAGTTGGCTACTGCTGGTACACCTGAGTCGCCGTTCTCTGCTGCGCAAGTACTCAATCCAGCACAGCAACAAGCTGCTGAAACGGGTATCCGATTTGGTGAACTGGCAAGCCCTGCATTAGAAATGGCTCGTCCAGGTTTGGGTAAGGCTGGTCCTAGTGAAGCTGAACTGGCTGCACAGAAGTTCGCTGCTCAAGGTGCTGAACCCTCCATACCTCCAAGTGGTCCGATGCCTTGGGAAATGGGTCCTCAACCGGAAGG